CGCAGACCCTCCCGGGCCGGTGATGTTGACGACGTTCCCCACGGTAGTGAAAGAACTCGGACTACCGCCGTCCGATACTGCGATCAGCGTTCCTTGTGATTCAATTGCCTTTGCCATGATTACGTCTCCTTAAAATGACCGTCGGCAGAACGGAGCGCCCCAGACGACGGTTGCCACTACATCGATCAAGTATTCAGTTGCACCGAAAAGTCAACCTGAGCACCGTTTAGCTTCGTCTCGGCATCCTTGCCGAGGGACCGCATATCCATCACGTTCGATTTGAACTGCGTCGCCGCTTCCATGGCGAGTCTTACCTGAGCACGTACCGTGATCGCCGCATTCCGCGTCAGCGCCCAAGACGTAACCTGAACGCGGAACATTTCCAAACTGCTGCTACTCGCCGATCCGCCGAGATCATTTACCGGACCGCCGCTGATCTCCTGCCAGACCACATAAGGTTTGGCCGTTTCCTGCGGTGCCTGGTCAGGGTAGATTCTAACCCCAACTAGATCTGCCAGCCCGGCGAACTGTCCGAGGGTCTCGAATATGGCGCTATCGAGACTCATGCCTTGAATTTCCTCAGCTTGGCAACCTCTCGTTCGATGCCTTCTTTCAATGCTTCCTTGATCCGCATCGCTGCGGCTTCTTTTGTAGTATCGAATGCTGGTCGCAGGAACGGATGCGCCGTCCTCGTTGACTTCCCGAATTCCAGGATGGACCAATAGAACGGATCATTTGGATTTTCGGCTCCTGCTCTGCCGGTCATCGCCTTGAACTTCGTTATCGCTTTTTTCGAAAGCCTGCGCACAGTGACGAAGGCGGATGCTTCCGTAGCCCTGCGTATGCCTCTCGTAGCGCGGATCATATTGCGCAATAGCCCCGGTGTACGACGCTTCAGGATGCTGAGCGGATAATTACTGATGTTCAATTCGGGAGCGAGTTTTCGCGCCGCATCTCGAATCAATAAAGCGGCTTGCCGCACGGCACCGGAAAGCACGCGATTTTGAATATTCAGCGGTAATTCCTGCATCGCAATGCGAAGCTGGTTCAAGCCCTCGATCTTAATGCTCGTCCGCAGACCTCTGGCCTGATATTCGATTCGGACGCCTTCAGACTGGAACGTATCGGCCATGATTATCTAGAACCTTAAATAATTCACTTGACGTTAACAATTTATCCTGCATTCGGCCCTTCCTTCACGTACAGCAGCCATTCCCAATTCCGCTCGCCCGGATTGACCGCAGCTAGGATGTCGTAGATTCGCGTCCCGAATAACACTCTAGATTTCGCCGTCAGAGCAGCGACGTGCCGGATGCGAATGGTCCCCGTCACTTCACTCGCTACCGCTTGAGCGGCGATCAATTCGCGTCCGCGAAGCGGTTGAATGTCAGCCCAAATGTCAGTCGCGAAGGCAGTCCATGCCTCATCCGGTTCCCCGGTCGGCAACTGTTGAGGACTGCCGACGACGAGATTTTGAAGCGTGACAAGATGTCTCATTTTACCCGTCCGCATTCGCATCCTCCGCGCGCTCTGATTTCACGAGAGTTGCCTTGAATGTCTGCATCTCGTTCCAGGCCACGAGGGCAGATGCTACACGGGATCGCACGGCACCCCAAGCCCTGCATCTGAGACAGCGATAGGCCCAGCCGCCGCTCGCCTGCTCGGGGAAAGCCGCTCCGCCGCAAATCTTGCACTTCGCAACTGCGCCCGCTATGGGTTCCATGTCAGTATGTAATCGCCACTCAATTCTACTCGTTGTCGCGCCCCAAGGGATTCGAGAAATTCTACCGCCGGCTTGCCCTTCGTGCCGAAATTGGCTGCCATGATGTGCTGCTTCTGCTCGACGATCACGCAGGGATGAAATCGTTTTAGGGTCTCGACCGCGCCTTGGAGAACTTGCAACTCATAGCCCTCGCAATCGACCTTGATGTAGTCCACTTCGTCGATCGGCATATCATCCAGCTTGCGGATCATGACCGTTCCTTCCACAGTCGGATCGAGATGTGTGCCTCCGGAACTTCCCTCCGGGATCATGATGCCGACGTGAGACCGCGCCTCAGCTCCAAGCGCGCAGGCGTGAAGGGTTACATTCTGAGCGTCGAGTAGGTTCCGTTGAAAGCAGGAGCGATGTTCGGCTACTGGTTCGAAGGCATGGACATGCGCGAACTTTTTCGCCATGTGCATCGCCCAAAAGCCGACGTGCGCGCCGATATCTATGGCGACGCGCCAACTCTTAATCCAGGGAAGGCAGGCCCGCCATTTGCGAATTTGATATGAACCGCGACCATCAATGATCTCGCCAGATTTGTCCATCCACTCGATCAGATGCTTTTCATGATCTGGCAACCAGATCCCTTGATATTGTTTCACCGCGACCCCCCCTGAACGTCAACTATCGATCCAGGCATGAACGATGCGCATTCCGAACAGAGCAATGCAACGATCTTCGCAACTTCTTCAGCGCGCCCGAATCGTCGGATAGGCAGATGATGATCAAAATACGTCTGCGTTTCGTCCTCCGAACGCGAGTAAAGGTAGCGCCCCTGCGTGTAAATCGGCCCGGGAGAGATGGCCGAAATGATTACGTTGTCCTTCGAGAACTCCTTGCTAGCGACCTTGACGTAGCCCTCCAAGGCGAACTTGGCCGAAGCATATGGAGCATAACCGATGGCGTTCTTGACCGCATCGCTCGATGTGTGGACGATCCGGCCCCACTTCTTCGCGACCATTCCAGGTAGAAAGGCATTGTTGATGTCGATCGCCAGCCCTAGATTGTAGCGCCAGACTTCCGCCCATTCGATAGCCGGCGAAGAGACCGCTTTAATGCCATCCCATGACCCACCGACAGCATGATAGATGATGTCCGGCGGCAGGTTTCCGACCCAACGGACGAGTTGTTCCACGGCGCCGACCGACATAAGATCGAACTGAAATCCCCGTTCCGGGTGAAGTCTCGGCGCGCTCCTCGCCACCTCGAGCACCACCGCGCCTTCCCTCGTCAACTCGTCCGCGACGGCAAGCCCTATCCCGCGACTCGCGCCCAGGACGAGCGCCACCTTTCCATTGATTCCTAAATCCATGCAGGTTCCTCGCGAAGATTCAATTCGTAACTGTCTATGACCGCAGTCAGGACTTCGCGTACCCCATCTGCATTCATCGGGTAGGATTCCACGATCCACCTCAACGAATATCTATGGAACCGCTGTAACCAGTAGCCTGATTCTCGCAGGATTCTCAACGTTTTAACGTAGTAATCGTCCGCCTTCGCTCGATCCCCGGCAATGATATATCCGAGCGCGAGGAAGAGACTCATCACCGGATTATTAGGGTGCGTCATCCTGAGACTCTCGATCCAGCGAATGAAATGCCCGATATTCCCGCCCTCGCGCAGACTTTTGTTGCAGAGATAATTCGCGATGAGGTTGAAGGCGAACCAAATCTCTCCAAGACTTTCCTTATCGTGGACATCGTCCAGATGATTGATGAAGAGATCGAATACGTTCGCGCTCTCCTTCGCGATCACGCCGCTAGCATTTTCCTTCGGCGGCACGAAGTCATTGATCACCTTGTACTCGAACTCCTCCGAAATATCCGTCGAATCTCGGATGATCTGATAGACGGAGAAGCCGGACCAAGAAAAATCAAGTTCTACGCATAGCCGCAACGTATCCAGCATCTGCCGATAGGTCTCTCCTTCGAACCCCACGATGTAGCAGCCGACGACGAAAAATGTTGGAAACTTCTGGAGCAAAATTCCGGCCGCGCGCAAGCTCTTTTTCGTTGCTGGCTTTCGGATGCGCTTCAATATCTCGTCGTTGCCGGATTCCACGCCGATACGGAATCCGATGCATCCAGAATGGACCATAGCGAGAAGCACTTCCTCGTCCAGCGATGTAGCGATCAAGCCATTATTGGCCGCCCAGGTCAGGGCGAGATTCTGCGCAGCGAGTTTTTCCAGAAGCCGAAGCGCGGCGCTTCGATAACGAAGAAAGTCATCGTCCAGTAATTCAAGATGTTTCACACCACGCTCGATCGCGAGGTGCTTGATTTCCGCGATCACTGCATCCTCGGAGTAGGACCGCACGCCCTTGCCCATGAATGGCGTCACACCGCAGAAGGAGCAATGAGCACGGCAGCCGCGATTGAACTGCACCGTGCCGTAAGGCTTTTCCGGTCCGATCATCCTAGAGAATGGACTTAAAGATCCGACCTCGTGATAGGTTTCCACCGGAATTTGATCGTATGTCGGGACCAAATTCCATCGGAAATCGACGGATTGGTTCTCGCCGGAAGTTTCGCCGTCGGCAAAATAAATCCCGGGAACCTCTACCGCTGGGATGCCGAGGACGCTCTTCGCGAAGAAGATCAGCCGTTCCTCCGCCTCGCCTTCGATGACGAAGTGAGCAAGGCCCTTATCAAGGATGTTCCGCCGCTCGTTCGTGGCGATCACGCCGCCGGCGATGACAATGTGTCCACCGCGCTTCGCGTACTCCAACACCTGAACGAACGGATGATTTTCTACGCCAAAGATATTCGAGACGATCACACCAGCCGATACGCCAACGATTTGA